TAATAGATTAAGATTATATTCGAGAGGAGAACAATCTATAGCTAAATACAAAAATGAATTAGCTGTAGATGGAGATTTGAGTTATTTAAATTTAGACTGGACTCCTATTTCGGTTATACCAAAGTTTGTAGACATAGTTGTAAACGGAATGTCGGACAGATTATTTAAAGTAAAAGCGTATGCGCAAGACGCTATGTCTGCCGAAAAAAGAAACAAATTTCAAAACATGATAGAAGGACAAATGATTGCTCGTCCTTTATTAAGACAAATAACAGAAGATTTTGGAGTAGATGTATTTAGTGTTCCTGAAGAAACTTTACCTAATGATGATCAGGAGCTGGAACTATACATGAATTTAAAATATAAACCAGCTATAGAGATAGCTGAAGAAGAAGCTATAAATACTTTGTTAGCCGAAAATCATTATGAAGATTTAAGAAAAAGAGTAGATTTAGATTTAATGGTGTTAGGTGTAGGAATGACTAAACACCAATTTTTATTAGGTCAAGGGGTAACGGTTGATTATGTTGATCCAGCTAATGTTGTTTATAGCTACACAGAAGACCCTTATTTTAAAGACTGTTTTTATTGGGGTGAAATAAAAACTATACCTATAACTGAGCTAGTTAAGATTGACCCAGATATCACAAATGAACAAATGCAAGAGATATCTAAATACAGTCAATCGTGGTATGACTATTTTAATGTAGCGCAAATGTATGAGAACAGTATGTTTGCAAAAGACACATGCACATTATTATATTTTAATTATAAAACAACAAATACTTTTGTTTACAAAAAGAAAGAAATAAGCGAAGGAGTATATAAGACTGTAGAAAAAGACGATCAATTTAATCCGCCAGAAGAAATGATGTCGGAAGGAAAGTTTGAAAAAGTAGAGAAAAGAATAGATGTATGGTATGAAGGTATAATGGTTATGGGTACTAACATTATTTTAAAATGGGAGATGATGGAGAATATGGTAAGACCTAATTCTGCAAACCAATACGCTTTACCAAATTATGTTGCTTGCGCACCAAGAATGTATAAAGGAAACATTGAATCTCTTGTAAGAAGAATGATTCCTTTTGCTGACTTAATACAAATGACTCATTTAAAAATTCAACAAGTCGTAGCAAGAGTAGTTCCTGATGGTGTATTTATAGATGCTGACGGATTAAACGAAGTTGATTTAGGAACAGGCAACGCTTATAATCCAGAGGATGCCTTAAGACTGTACTTCCAAACAGGTAGTGTTGTTGGTAGAAGTTACACTCAAGACGGAGAGTTTAACAATGCAAGAATACCTATTTCTCAACTTACTTCTAACAGCGGGCAAAGTAAAATGCAAATGCTTATAGGAAATTATAATCATTACTTAGATATGATTAGGCAAGTAACAGGATTAAATGAAGCAAGGGATGGTTCTACACCTGATCCTAACTCTTTAGTTGGTGTTCAAAAACTAGCAGCGTTAAATTCTAATACCGCTACTAGACATATATTACAAGGTAGTTTGTATATAACTAAAACTTTAGCTGAGGCTTTAGCTATAAGAACTGCTGATATTTTACAATACTCTGATTTTAAAGATGAGTTCGCAATGCAAATTGGTAAATATAATGTAGCTATTATAGAAGAAATTAAAAATTTATACCTGCATGATTTTGGAATATTTATTGAAATGTCTCCAGATGAAGAAGAAAAAGCTATGTTAGAAGCAAATATACAAATGGCTTTATCTCAAAAAGATATTAGCTTAGAAGATGCAATTGACATAAGAGAGATTCATAATTTAAAAATGGCGAATCAATTATTAAAAGTCAAAAGAAAAGCGAAGCAAGACGCAGAACAACAACAGCAAATGCAACAACAACAAATGCAAGCTCAAATGCAAATGCAACAACAACAAGCTGCAGCTCAAGCTGAAATGCAAAAAGTCCAAATGGAGATGGAAGGTAAGATGCAGTTAAAACAAGCTGAGATAGGTTTCGAAATAGAAAAAATGAAAAACGAAGCTACTCTCAAGTCTCAGTTAATGGCTGAAGAGTTCCAATACAATATGCAAATAAAAGGCATGGAACAAAGCAATATGGATGCAAGAGAGCAAAACAGAGAGAAAGCAAAAGACAGAAGGATAAATCAACAATCTTCAAATCAATCTAGAATGATTGAGCAAAGAAAAAGAAACACTCCTTCTATAAATTTTGAGTCTAACGAGGACAGTTTAGATGGATTTGATTTAGCTGAATTCGACCCTCGATAGCTTAAATTTATATTAAATTAAGTATTAACTTTGTAAAAAATTAAATAAAATGGAATTAAAAGTAAAAGAAGTAAAATTCGAAGAAGAAAAATCTACTCAAGAAATTGAGGCAAAACTATTAGACGAACACGCTAAAAAGCAAG